CTTTCCATTGTGATGATTTTAGCAAGTTCTACATTGAAATCTTGGTCTGATGTAATTATATAAGTCTTGTTTTCGTTGCGATCTAATTTTCTATCATACTGCTTGAATGTCACAAGTGATCCACCAATGACTTTTTTTAGATTGATACGCAGGCCATCATTGAGATCATGTGGGTCTTCTTCTATATCCCGTACTCGGTTGGATGATGCTATAGCATCTGATGAATATACACCATCGGGGTCATTGAAGTGCTTGTTTTGCCATGCCCATTTGCTTTTACGAATAAACCACTGATCAAACCATTTCATTGCCATACCTCATCATCTTTGTAAGCGTCCCAACCAGTGAAAGTTGAGGCTGATTGTAAATCGTGCAGTCTGTGACACCACACTCCAGGATTGCTTTTATCAAAATCAATATCATCAATCTTCAACACAGCGTTATATCCCAGTTGATTGATGTAAGGTAACTTGGCTGAAATCATGGGAATGAATCTGCGATACTCAGGCAGTGCGGATTCTAACAACCCGTGTGATTCGGCAATGTCAATATCTAAGGTGACCCAATAATCCTTCTTGAGAAAATACTTGGCCATGCCTTCAAAGTTGGCCCAGGATTCGGTACTGGCGTCGCGTGGAAAACTATGATTGGCACCAAGGTAGATGTGACGAGCGCCAAAGGCTTCGGCACGTCGTTCAATCTCATTGACGTTTTGTGCGCCTACTACAAACACAGTTGGTTGTTGATATTGCGCGGTGTGTTCAACTTCTACACCAGTGAAAATATTAGCTGTTTTGTGACCCTGACGTTCCATCTTCGGCCTTCGATTTAATGAGTTGATCTTTGAGTTGTAGTTTGAGTTTTTTCATGTCGCGTATTCGATCATGATCGGCAATGGGGTGTTTTTTCAATTTGCCTAGTTGTTTTTCCAATCTATGATGCTCACGTTCAAGTTCTTCAATACTAAGTTCTTCTATATTACTACTGTTGCTCAAGTTGGTCAAGTCTTGATTCATCTAAATCCCCTTCAGAATCCTTTTCGTCTACTTCGAAAAGGTTGTTAAACATAGTATGAGCATTGGTTGCTCGTTTGCCAGTGTGTCCTCGAGTGCCAATTATCTGCTCCCAGAGTGTCTTGTGATGGTCAACCAATGCCAAACTTTGTTGTTGATCTTTCAAAGAAAAGACTTGATTAACAATGTCTCTAACTGTGATACGATTAAATGTTTCTTGTATCAACATCGAAGGTACAATACCCGAATCGTATGCGCGATTGGCACGTTGCACTGATTCAAGATGCATCCAAACATTATGCCCCATCAACAATGCATAGGAGAAACTATCCCAACTTGTCTTGCCTTCCTTGCCAATTTTATTTAAGTCGCCGGGTTTGTACACACAGATATCTGATATCTTCAGTCGTGCGCTGATAGGTGAGTCTTCAAACTGTTTGTGTATACCATCCTGCATCACTGCATCACGGAAACTGCGTGAGTCTGTGGCATACTTCTTGTTGTCAACTGTGGGTTCCATGAAGTAATTGAACCGTCCACGATCTTCTAGGCCAATGCTGTGATACAACTGTCCATTGGCAGTGGCTAGGAATGGTGATGCACAATCAAAAGAGACAGTAAAGTCAGGATTGTGATAGCGACGCACTGCTCGCATGATGTCAGTGAGCAACAATGCCCACTCCAGCCTTGACGTGCCCAAGAAGTGCATCCAGTCATGAGTGCCCTGCTCAAGTAACCCATCGTGTATCAGTGTTACAATTCTGCGCATTACCAAGTGAGCATCACACATGTTCTGTCCGCCCATGCCCCAACCATTGAAGTGACGCCCTGGATACTGCTGGGGGTCGCAATACTGTTTCATCAGGTCATACCAGCGATCAGCTTCACCGTGATTGGCACCTTGTAAAACATTCAAGAACTTGGTGCCACCATTGTCAACACCCCGACGATGTTTAATGAAGTATTCATTGTTGTAGTGCGTGGCTCGCACGGCGTCATCATAGTCTCTGATACCAGTCTTTTCAGTAGCGCCAGGTACATGAGACGTCCATGTGGGAATATCCAGTGTCATGCCATAATCGGCCATGCCATCTAACCACTTCAGCGCAGCATCACGTTTCTTTTGTGCTCGTGGACACTTGGGATCTTTCCAATCGCCTTCCCATACACCTTTGGCAATCTGGAATCCGCCTGAGTCACACAACAAGGTAGTGTGGTTGCCCCGATTACGCATCATATCTTCTCGAGGATCGTGTTTGGTCAAATCCAAGTTAGCATGTCCTGCTGAATACAATGCCCAACGATAGGGAAACAATCCTGCTTGATCATTAAAAATGTTCAGCATCTCCATGTCAGGCAGCCCAGCAGGCATACGAGCGGCACTAACATAGGGTTCAAATCGCTGACGTCCAATATATGTGCTGTAGAAACTTGACACTGCAGGAAGGAATACAGCGTAATCCTGTTGTGCTGCAGTTAAGTCATGCTGTTCAATCATTTTGTTTGTGCAGGTATAATGTAACGATAAACAGCAATGCCAGAGTCAACTCTAATATCAGCAGCACCATCATCACTGATACGCATAGTCTTGTCTCCAGTTAAGTTCATTATTGAAATTACTTCTTTGACTGGCCATGCCCATGGGCGTTTGATTTGACCTGACACGCCAGGATGAAACACAAAGTTACCAGCATGTGTTGAATGATCACCAAAGAAGAACTTTAAATCACCGTTTTCTGTCTTGGCATTAAACAATGTTTCTTCGGCATTGGCCTGTGCCTGCATCTTGAGTTTTTGGATACCAGCGACACTGGGCTCGAATTCCACATGCCATGTGGGTTCGTTGAACTTCATGTCCTTGAGAATTCCGTTGACAATTTCTGCTGACATGAATCTAAAGTTGTTGTGAAAATCCCCGGCTGTGTTTTCAAACAGCAAGCCATCTGTGGCACCGGCCTGATCTTTTGTCAAGGTAATTTTTGCATTTTCTTTGTACTCAGGCAAGTTTAAAAGAATTTTTAACTTCCCCAAGTTAGGCATACCAAATGTACCAATGAACTCTGCCACTGGTGTATGATATCGCGCTTGCAGCACTGCCTCTCGTTTTTCAGCACAGCCTACGATAGTTGTTTCTTTGTCAGTGCCCGTGATCTTGATCAAAGCAATGCATCCAAGGTCATGGGTGTGTTCCACTAAATCAAGTAAATGATCTTTCATGTGTGTTTCTCCATTAAGTTGCAATTGTAACAGGTTTATTTAGATCGTGCTAGTATTTTGGCATTATTTTTGCCAGAGTTTGTCCGCCTCTTAGAGAGGATAGAGTTCCGGGTTTTTGTAATTCTAACCAGTGAAAATGATGTCCATCACTGTCCTGTGAGATCACCCGGAACCCTGTCTGTTGGGCATGAGCCAACACCAGTCGGCCCGGAGTATAACATGCAAAACTGTTTTCAGCCAGTTGTGTGGCTGCCACATGCTCGCAGTCATTGAATGTGAATCCAAAAATTCCACCTGGGCGTAATTTTTCAAACACTTCAGTGATATATTGCTGCAATACATCTATTGGCCGGTAGTTTAAAAAGTTATAAGCAACCACTAGATTAAATTGTCGGCTTGGCAAGTGATCCATCAATCGACATCCTTCTTCCACTGTGTAAGTTCTCAACCTACGCTGATATTCCGGCGGAAATTTATCAAGACTTGGCTGCAATAATGACAATCGCTGATCCATCAAATACAGTGGATCGCTGGCAACCAATCTCTCCACAACAGTTTCATTGCCAGGCCTAATCAACAATGCAGGATACTCCCAACTGCTGTACTTTCCAATTCTAGTAAAAATTTCATCATACAATTTGTCAGGCGTACCAAGGCTCCGGGTCAACGTGACAAAATCAGTTTCATTGTGATACATGTCTGCGTAGAATTTTCTGCTGACATCAAACAGCGGAGTCTCGTGTTCCACTATGAGTCGGTTACATTCTTCTACACCAAGGTTAAGATTGTTTTCAATAACTGTTGTGGCACTGCGCCACTGAGTGGCATTGCTCTGTATAGTTGATTCGAACTTGTCCCGCAAGAAGGAGATATCCACAAACGCCGAAAACACTGATTGAAAGTAATTTTCAAAAGCAGAATTGTGTTCGGTCAATTGCAAAGTCTGCTGCAGGCGATCACGGGATTGAAGAATATGACTTATTTTCATTCAAACGTAAACAAACTTTGAAATGTATTTTCTGTGTTGGTGGCAGCAGTAAGATCCCAGTCCAACACACCCAATAAATTATCTATCTTAGCTCCAATCACGGTGGACTCCATTTCACTGTCATCAAATGGTAGTTCTTTGAACCATGTGGGCAAATGCAACTCATCAGTGGGATAGGCAATTGATGTCCAGCCTAGGGCGTTGCCTTTGAGTTTGCATACAATGACTTTTTGTCCGTCCATGATTTGCATACTGTAGTTGTCGGAGTGCATGCGCCGCATGATGTTCCAATTCATTGCAGCACGTACATGTCCAGGCATGTTGGTTTTACCCTCACGCTCTTCGGCTTTGGCATACTTGGTGAGATTATTTACACGTTTGGGCGAACCTTTCTCCCAGCCTGGTCGTTCTTTGAACAGGTATTTGAACTCTTTGATCTTTTCAACTATGTGATCACGACTGCTGCCAGTCAACACATCATTGAGCACATCCAGTAAAAAATCTTGGATTACCTTGGGGGTATCGCTACGTTTGAGATCCAAGCCCATGACCTTGACTTTGCCAGGTTTTCCATTGACATCTGTGCGTTTGTTCTCTTTGTCAATATACAACACGGCATAGCGTTTCTTTGTGATAAACAGGCCTTTGATAGCCACAAGTTCACGACCGCCACGTATCACTTCGCCCATGTCACGCGGCACATGAAATGCTGTTTCCATGAAACCTGGGAAACTATCATTGACCTGATCAGCAATGCCATTGTACAAAGCAATGCATGTGTCTTTGTTCCATTCCATGCGGCCTTCTTCAACTTCATTTTTCAGCACTGGCCATGCTGAAAAATAACATGAGTCTGTGTCACCGTAGATGATAGTTTCACCGGTGTGATCATACTTTCCTGTGAGACATTCGTTGACGTATGCATCCATGTGTTTTGCAATGGCTCGTCCAGTGAGCGTGGTTGATTGACCAATTCGTTTATCAAAAAATCTACAACCAGGATTGAGAATAGCACCATACAAACTATTGAGATTAATTTTCTTAACCAACTGCCGTTTGTCCCAGTATTCAAATTGTGCATTGTCTTGCCCTTCAAACTCATGTGCTTTCTTTTGCATTTCTTTACGTTCAGCATACCAGCGTTTGAGTAGTCCAGGTATCACTCCTTCAGACTCATATGTGAATATAGTACCATTGGCGCTGATCATCCAGGGCTGATTTGAGTCAAACATCATGCGCCAGACCTCGGCTCCTGAATGCACAGTTTCCTCACCACTTTCCCAGTCGATGGTAATTTCAGTGCCACGCTGTTGTTCCATCACAGCCGTGTATTCTAATGTACCAAACAGCCCTTCCCAGGCCGCTGCAAAACTTGCACCACCTTGCGTTTTTTCTGCAATGTAGTGGTCGGTCATGTGTGGTCTCAGCTGCCCAATGATTGTTTCGGGCGCCATGTTAAGAGCACGGATTGCCGAAGGGTACAGCGAGTTAATGTCAATTGATCCGACCCAGTCGTGAAGACCTTTTTTGGGGTAAGCAACGTAGGCACCTGCGGCTTGTGTCTCTTCATCTGTGAGCCTTTCTCTACGGTTAGGTACTACCATACCACGTTCATGCGCTTCGTTGATGATTGCCTGTTCTGTAACTGCCACAGCACCCATGGTGGTCTGTAGCAACACAGTATTTTCATGTGCCAGGGTATTGGCCAAATCTAGAAATCTCAGCTTTTTATCAATGGCAGCAAGACCATTGACGTCTTGTCGATTGTATTCAATAAATGTTTTGAAATCTTGATTGTACAGTTGATCCAACGTGCCTTCATACTTGGTCTTTGATCCTAGCTCTTCATATTCAAGAATAGCATCAAGGCTGTAACTGTGTCGTTCTTCATAGGTGTACTTGCGATACAGTTGCATATAGTCCATGTGTACACGACCCACAAGATCAAATGTAATGTTCTCTGCACCAAAGCGTTCAAATGTTCGGGACTTTGGGAATTGCCCCCAGAGGCAAAACTTGCGTGTGTCGTCTTTGCTGAGAACTCTTGTCACACGATTTACTGTGTAGGGAATGTCATAACCTTCACTGTTCCAGCCACTCAACACATCTGCATCGTCAATGAGATCTAAAAACATCGACAGCATTTCTGCTTCACTGCGAAACAAATAACAGTTGTCAAACTCGGCCACTTGTTCTTGTGCTGTTTCCCAACTCATGTGTCGCGGCGGCACTGCCATGGTCACCAGTTGGTCAAGCCAGCTCAAATAGACACTGATGGCAGTGATGGCGTTGAAAGGATCATCGGGCCGACTGTAGCCTTTTTCAGGATCAAAGTCAACCTCAATGTCAAAAAATGCAGCATGTACACGAGGTGCATCCTGTCCTTTGTAGTTGTCTGCTAGACAACGAAACACCGGATTGATATCAGACTCATAGAATCGTTTGCCGTTTTGAATACGCAGTTCCTTGCGAAACTCCTTGTTGCTGCGTGTGGAAAATCTAGACACGGGTGTGCCATAGATGCTTTGAAACTTTCCACGCGGGTCATCATAATAAAAAATGTAGTTGGCCGGATATTCTTGATATCGGCGTTCGCCGTTGAGACGTTCAACTACATGAACACGATCGCGTTCACGATCAAACAATGCGTCTATATAGCTCATTGTTTATTTTACAGTGTCTTGCCAACAGTTGTCAAGATAGTTTCCAACAACGCATGGTCTTGTTGCTCTTTACCAAATTCAGCCTTGTGTGCCAGTCTAATGGCTTTCTTCAGTACATTGGGTTTGATTTCAAGTTCTTCGGCAATTGCTTTGACGGTGTCGCTGAGCCCACCATTGAGTGTTTCAACTTCCATCATCACTTGCATACCTTCATTGATGAGTTGTATGAGTTTGGCCTTTTGCTCGGCAGTGAAGTTACGTTGATCCATATAGTCTCCAAAAAAACAATTGTACATTAAAAAACTATTGTTGTCAACGCTGATATCGTCGAACGTGATGAAAGATCTGTGGATTAGACTTACGGGTACCTGGATCGCCGCCTACATTCAAACGAAGATTGGGATCAAGAGTTGGTGTAAAAGAATTAACAATTGTGGCCAAGTATCCATTGGTGGTGTAAATCAAAATCAATCCAACATTGTTTGTTACCACATGCTTGGAGTCAAGATCGAGTTCTCTGATTTGCAGCATTTGACTCTGTTATTATTTTTTTCAAATGTTCAATCTGACTGAGCTTCATTTCAACCATTTGCACCACTTGTTCAATACTCTCGCAGTTCCAGCGACGTAGAGCTTTGTTGATTGGGCTGTTGGGGTCTCTCTTTGTTTTGGCACTGGCACGAGATTTTTTCATTCCACTCATACGAGCGCAAAAACTCTTGCGACGCTTGGCCGATTTGCTGCCTTTTTTGAGCTTGCTGGGTTTGGTTGTCACAGCGGTTTTGAGTTTTGAACCTGGATTCTCACGACGATAGGCCTTGACTGCTTTTGAGCTCATACCATCGGTTTTATCTCGTTTGTTGGTCTTCTGCCAGTCTTCTGCAATTATTTCATTGATGTCCATGATCCTGATCCAAAACTATATTTAGTGCTCACTTTGTCATCAAAGGGTAGCGAATCCTTGACTTCTGGCAGCAGCCGCCCACCGTACCTTAGCGGTCCTAAGGTGGTTACTTGGGTTGTTCAATCAGTTCAGCAAGTTTGTATCTGGCTTCGGCAAAATTTTCAGCTTCAATTACAAACTCTTGATACACTGGATCGCCATCGCTGTCTTCTCCAATGATGGTGTTGAATGTGTAGGTGTTCATTGATCAGTGTCTTCGGCAACTTTTCTTGTGGTTGGCCCATACACAATGGCATGCGGGTTTATGCCACGGGATTTGAGACGCTGTGTCAGTAAATCAACGTGTTTGTTGGGAAAGTTTTTTGCCACCGGGATTCTAATACTGCGGCCTTTGTGTTGCCCTTTGATATAGACATCAACCAGTTCATCAGCATCAACGTGAGCCTCGGTGACATCATCACCGCGCAAGGCTGCAAGCTCTTTATCCAGTTTATCGCCCAGTGTTTTGTAGTGGCTGGGATTGGGCAACCCTCGTTCTTTGCGAATACGGTCGTGTTCACGTTCAGCTCTAGTGGGCCGGGGATAAACAATCTTGGCTTTGACTTTGCCACGGGCTTCGTCCATGCCAATGCCTAGGCCTGATCCCTGTACCAGTTTGGCGTGCTTGTTCCACCAGTCACGTTTGCTGATTTTGTATCGGCTTTGAAAAGCCATGTCAGGTAGATGTTTGTAGTCTTGAAATTCAATGGCAATTTCCTTCATACGACCTTCTTTCAAAGGAAACTGTGGACCTGGTGCGGATCCGCGCTCGGCTGCTTTTTCAGCTGAGTTTTTCCAACGTTCAGGTGTGCGACCAGTTGCGCCCATCATCCAGAGATCTTTGTAGTCTTCGGCCCCTTGTTTGACGTTGTCTATAAAGCCGGGCTTCTTGGCTGTTGTGGCATTGTCTTTGTCATCCTCGGCCATACCTTGTTGTATTCTTGGGTCAGTGGATAATCTACGACCATACTTGTCCAGTTTTTTAAACACAATAGCAGCGACACGATTAAAGATTCTTGTGGAAATATTGTTTTTAGAAAAATAACGTTCTAACGCACGATAAATGGTGCTATCATTGGCCATATTATTTAACTTTGCCAGGTTCTTATCTGTAGTCAGTTTTTTGGCAACGTTTAGAGCCTGTCTATCTAATAATGTACCAGTCACTGCTCGCGGTCCAAACAATTCGTCGTCATTGGTATTGCTTTCTTCCGTAACATCTTCATTTTTCCGACGGCCAGCACAATGTGCTCGTTGACTAAATCCTTTGGGGTTGTTGCAGTCAATGCTGCTTTTGTATTTCTTACTCCACTTTTCATCCAGCGTGTCTTCTGCTACACTTTCATTTTTCTTGCCATAGTTGGCAGCACCGCGTTTGCGACACTGTACTAGACGTCCTGATGCATAAGCACTGGGCCATACCTTGGCCGATGCTTTTACTTTGTAGTAACAGGCATCTTTCTTTTCATTTAGCATTGTGTCTGGATACATTGAACCACCACACTCAGGACACTGCTGTGTTTTTTCTTGGCTTTCTTTTGGCACACAGTTGGGAACCATGCGACTGCCTTTTTTCTTCATGCCCACCTGTTTGTAGGTATCCCAGCATTTCTCGTCAAGTTGAACTTCGTTGGTTTTCTTTTTGGTGGCAACATTTATTGCAGCACCTGTACGATTGGCGTTGGGATCTTCTCTGCGCTTGCGGGCTGCAGCCGATGCACGGCCTTTTTTGC